AATTTATCTTGGTCATATCATATAGTCCCTATCAAATTCAATTATACGTTTCATCTTTAACCAATCAGCATCACTACACCATTCAACTGCATACTTACCTTCTATTGATCCTCTTGGTTTCCAATCTTTAAACCAAGGACCACCAGTAGTAAAGTGTACATTCTTTGCATCCATATCTTCTGGTGAATGACCATCTAACCAATTCCATTCTTCAGGTATTCTACCTATGTCTGCTTCTTTATCAGGCAACCAACCAAATCCATGTAACCATCTACCTGTTTGTGTATTAACTACTTCAGGAGTTAGTTGTTTATTTAAAGCATGTTCACAATTAAACATCATAAGACTTGACCAGTTTTTTCTACGATAAGGTTGTTGTTCTTTACCATCCATCTTTGTAGTTTTTTCTGGTTCATATTTATGATGAACACAATATACAGGATAGTAATCCATATTACATAGATCAAATAATTCATTTATATCTGCACGTAAATACATATCTGAATCCATAAACAAAGCTTTACCCTGATACATATTTAAAGCAGGTACTAAAAATCTACTGAAACTAAACTCTGTAGAGAAAGGTCTACCATCTATAACATCATAAGGTTGACCATGTATTAACTCAGACTTACGTGTATACATACCTATGTGTTCTAATATATCTCTTCTTAATGGTACAATACGTATGTTCTTACCTGATATTCTTTCTATAGTAAACTTTAAAACTTCGTATGCTGTATCTTCTTTTGGATCGTATCCTATGTAAACTGTATTCATATTATCTCCATGTTATGAGGGAGTGAAAGGAAATATAAAACACTCCCTCACTTTAAGTTAGTGTATTGATATTTCTTTTGGTCTTTGTTCTTCAGGTATGTTATGTGTTAAACTAACACCCAATACACCATCCTCAAACTCAGCATCTCCAACCTCTATATTCTCTGCAAGAGTAAAATTTTTAGAGAAAGATCTTCGTGCTATATTCTTATGAAGATAATCTCCATTAGAATTTTTAGAATTAGACTCACCTTTTATAGTTAAGGTGTTGTCTTTTAATTGTATACTTAACTCGTCTTTCTTAAAACCTGCAACTGCAAGTTCTATTGTGTAGTTACTTTCTCCTTCCTTTATAATATCATAAGGTGGATATTCGTTAGTAGTTAAGTTGTTGTTGCTGTGTAGAGATACTAAATGATCCATCAAATGATCAAATCCTATAGCATATCTATTTATATTATGAAATACACTCATTGTTTATCCTTTCATTAAGCGATTAATAGAACCCATCATGGCATTCTATAGTGTAATTATGACACAGTTTATTTTAAATGTCAAGAACTTTCTTTGAATCTACCTAATCTATGAAACAATGCTTCTAACTGTTTCTTCTTTTCATTTGGTACAGCAAAATCATCTTGTGTCTTTAAAGTAAATAATATTAAATCTCTTATCAACTCTGCATCTACTGTTGAAAATACTGGTTTACTTTCTTTCATTATCTTTTCTCTTTCTTCGTCATTATAAAATGCCCACTCAGCTATTTGTTTACTTGTTCTAAAACAACCAATACAAACTTCATTCTCTAGTGTACATACACCAACACAAGGTGAACGAACTATATATCTACCAACTCACATACACCTGCAGTACATGCAAGTTCTTGTGATCCTTTCGTATTATCTTCTTTCTCAAAGTCTTGTAACTTATTCCAATCAATATCTGTAGGCATTTCTTTTGCTAACTTCTTATAAGTCTTCTCATCTATATCTTGATAAGGTGCTTGTTGATATGTATGATCAGAGAAAGGTAAGAAAGATACACCACTTAGGTAATCAAAGTTTTCCCAACACCATGCACCAACAGGAACCCATTCATCTTCCTTAACACTTATAGTTACAGAAGGTTTATGTTCGCACCAATGTTTAGCATAGCATTTCCAGATCTCTAATTGTTGAATAGCTGTCATGTCTGTTCTGCATACTGAACCTTTAGGAGCCATCATTGGAAAAGAAAATACAGTAGTATGTTCTGGTTTCATTACATCAGGTTCACTAGGTATACCAGATGCTTTCATAAACTCAGTCAATGGATCTTTGTTATCACCTCTTACTGTTCTAATGTAGTAAGGATTATGTCTAGCATGTATACCACTAGCACTATCTACTAACTGACTTACAGTACCTGAAGGTTTAACACAAGTAATAGCTGTTGATTGTGGTATGCCTAACTTGTAAGCTAAAGCTTTGTTAGTTTCTACTGCATGTTTCTTTAACACTTCTAATCTAGGTGCTAGTCCATCAATAGTATTTAACTCAATACAATCCATGATACCTGTAAGAGATACACCAAGTAATCTTTCTTCTTCTGTATTGTTCTGCCATCTCTTACGAAGATAACCAAAGTTTGTAAAGGTAGATTGTATTGTACCTAACATAGTAGCAAGCTTAACTTTCTTTGATAGTGTAGTCATAGTATCTGTAGAACGACATACAACTTCAGTTAAGTTACAGAATTGATTAGGTCTTAATATAATTTCACTACAAGGATTAGTACCAAAATCCCAATCAGCATCTCGTCTACCATTCTCAGCAGCTTTCTTTTGAGCAGATGCTCTATTGAACATACCTCTCTCACCAGATTTACTTTCATATAATGATAGCCATTCTTTCATAAAGATACCTGGATCTGGTTTCTCTGTATAAGCTACAGAGTTATTAGCTAATGCTCTCTCTGGATTAGTAGTCCACCATTCACCTGTCTTAGCTGTACGTATTCTTTGATCAGATAAGTTAGATAAAGATATAAGAGCTGATCTACGTACACCACCTACAACTACAACCTCACCTGTCTTACATACAATGTCATGGCATTCCATAGAAGATAGCTTTCTACCTCTAGCATTTTTAAATTTAAGAATAGTAAAGTCAAATAAATCTACAAGAGGTTGAGGTCCACTAGCTCTACCACCAAATGTTTTTAATCTTGTACCTGCAGGTCTAACTTTATTTACATCTATCTTAGGAACTCTACCTGTGTAGAGATAAGATATTAAATCTCTGAATCCTTTTGCCCAACCTTCTTTAGAATCAACAACAGATATAACATCTTCTGTATGTTCAAACTCTACATCAGGAACAGTAGGTAACTTATCTGCATACTGTCTTTCAACAGAGAAGCCTACACCTGTACCATTCATAAGTATATATAGTACTTCATCAAATGCTCTTGGACTATCAATAGGAATATAAGAACAGTTATAACCTGCTACATTCTCTCTATCTAATGCTTTACCTGATGTCATCAAGGCTCTCATACTTGGCATAACTTGTAATGAAAGTATACCTTCTTCTAAATCTTCCCACTCTTTCTTTTTTATTACACCATCATAATTATTATCTATATGTTCTTTGAAGAAAGACACAAGTCTACTTACAGTTTCACTCCAACTTTCTCTTCTACCTTCTTCTTCTAACCATCTTGAATACCTAGACATATGTATAAATGATTGGTACTCAGTAGGTAAATAATTATTTCCTAGTAATGATGCCATCTATTTTTCCTTTCCATATTTCTTTTCTAATATTAACTCTGCATAGTGTATTACTTTTCTAATATCTTCTATGCCATTCTTTGTTTTATGTCGAGTTATATATTTTACCACATTACCCTCTAAGAAGTCAAGATTATTTTTAACAATATAATCTACAGGTTGTATAACACAATCTTTATAATGACTACCACCTATTTGTTTATCACTAGGTTTACCATACTCATACTCATACGTACCTTTTTTTATAGCTTCTTCTTCAGCATCTCTTCTCTTCATATATGCTCTATAACTTTCTTGAGACCATCCTCTATCTTGTTTAGGATTTATCCAAGACTCTTCTGATTCTTTGTCTGACATATTTTATTTCCTTTGAGTTAATTACTTTAATTGCAAAACTTCTTGTATACTGTGCATCCATACCTGCACTCTCACAGATATACTCAAAGTTATCACATGTTACACCTACACTACAGAAGAACCAAGCACGAGCATGTTGTCTTTCAACACTTGTACGTGGTGATTCTACTTTAGTCTTTTCTTTTGTTGCATCTAACAATGCTTGAAATATAACAGATAAAAATAACATGCGTTCAGGACTACTGTTCTCATGCTCTTGTATCTCTGCTAGTATCTCAATGTATTCTTCATTCATTAGTCTTCTATTATTTCATCTCTAAATGTATCTACTAACATAGAAGCAGCTTCTTCTGATTCAGCAGCTATCTTTATTTGTTTAATAAATTCATCAATAACTTGGGGATGTTCTCCTATACCAACAGGATGTTCCAAGTATATACGTGCAGTAGCTATAGCTTTATCTCTTTGAGAATGAAACTCAGCTAGTGCTGTGTTGTACATTGCTTCCTTTACTGACATCTTTTACCTCCTTTCTTTCAACAGGTCTAAAAAATTTACCACCTATATAATTATTATAATACTTATGATTGTCTGATCCTTCAACACAAGAAGTTAAAACATTATGTTGTACTTGATAAGCTAACTCATAATATTTTAAACTTCTTTTGTTTTTAAATTCATCAATCACTTCAAACTTAAAATGTTTCTTACCTATTTTCTTTATATCTTCCTTTAAATATTTTGAAGAACCCATATAAGATTGCCACCTTGATTGTCTTTTAGATTTACCAATCAAATATTGTTTACATCCTATATACTTTTTTTCTGTCTTCAAGTTAGTAATGATATAAACAAAACCAAACTGTTCAAGATCAGGGACAAAAGGTTTACCTGTTCTTAAATCTAACCAATGATTTACTACCAAGATGTAACCTCTTCTACATTAGGAGCTTTCTTAACTTTCGTAAGATACCTGTTTCCATTTGCATAATTGAATACACGTAACCCTTTACCTTCATTCGCATCACTCCAACAAGTACGCTTATGTTCACAATAGAAGCAACCAAAAGCGAGCTTACGATTGCCACTAGCACCATCAGGCACATCATCATAACACCTATCAGGTGGGTTATCTTTATCCATTGCTCCTTTAAGATAGTCAATCCTTTCTTTAGCATTAATCATCTCCAAAGAATGAACAGGAGTTAAACATATGTTCCCATTCTGTTTATCTATTGCAAGAAAAGCAGCTTCATCTACTCCATTACCTTCAGCATAAGCAGAGATCTGTGCTATATAACCAAAGGGATCATCAGAGTATAACTTATTCTTAGAAAACTTTTCAAAGCTTCTACCTGATGCACTCTTACAATCAACTAACACTCCATCTATTACACAGTCTTGATGTCCTTTTATTCCATTGACATGTACTGTTTTTTGTAGGTCAGTTACTGTATGTCCTGCAAGTCTTGAGAAAAGAATCAATAAGTCTTCTAACATATGACCATATAAAAACTTAACTCTTGTACTAGGTTCTAAAGGTTTAGGTTCTTCTTTAGAATTTTTATCATACCATAATTGTCTAGCAGGTTTACCTATAGCAGAGAGTCTTAGGTTACGTCTCTTAACAGGCACCTCATTTAAAAAGTTTCTTAGTGTTTCTTTGAGACTCTCTGTAAAAGAATCTAAATGAGTATCAACTTCTTTCTCATCTAGTTCTACCTCTACAAGAGGATCAAACAAATCGTATATATCTTTTACTAAAGTATCAATAGATTTCATAATAAATAATGGAGAGATACTCGTTCAGTAGCACCTCTCCATCCTTTCATGGTTGGTTAAGAAGCGAAGGTTAGTTCTTCATCTGAATCTTCAGTTACAAATCCATCAGGAACTACTTCAAAAGCTTCATCTGCATCAGCATCTACGTTATAAGGTATTAAATTAGTTACCTGCACAGCACGTAAATCAGCAGAGACTCCAGAACGACCTTTGAACTCCCACTCATATGTACTATAAAGTACATTTACTTCTGAACCATTACCAATCATAGTACTAGCAATGTTTCTTTTCGCAGCATCAACCACTTCAGGTTGTTTATTCATGTTACCATCTTTACGTCTCACTTTTCTTTTAATAGTAACAAAGCTACCACGATCATCACCTTTATTCTTTACATCTAATCCATCAGCTTTAGCTTGATTAATATTCTTCTCGTCAAGATTAGATACATCTATAGACCATACTCCATCTGAATCAAATGTAGTATTTGGACTAACTATACTAGCCCAATATGCGTTTCCTTTTAGTACACTCATTTGTGTTTTCCTTTCGTTGTTATTAATAAATGAATTATGACATACCTCTGAATTAATGTCAAGAGATTTTTTCATAATAAATGTTTTATTTAAATTAAGTATTAAACTCATCTCGATTCTTGAGATAAGGTCTTGTTTTCCTTGATAACTTCTACCCCATGTTTTGTATTCAGCATCACTATAATTCTGTACTCTTGTGTTTTTATCTACAACTTTGTCAGTTAATTCTACTAACTCTTTTGCTTCACACACTACATAATCATGCTCTCTTTCAAATGCAAAGTAATCACAGTCACCATACAGCCAACCTTTATTACCCATTGTATTTAAAAACTCAACAACAATCCATGCGTCATCCAAAGATTTGTTTTTATTTCCAGTTCTTCTAGCCTTTACATCTACACTAATTGTTAATCCTTTGTAGGTTAAATATAAATCTATATGTTTATTTATATTCTCTTCTTCACTAGCTATCTCAACTGTATAACCACGTGACTTAGCTGTATGTATAAATTCATTCTCTACTTTTATACCTCGCTTAATATAATCAACGTGATCTTTTCTTCCTTTAAATTCTTTTACTAATGTGTCTCTGCCCATGTCTTACCTACCTTCCATTCACTATCAAGAGGACACTTCATTTGTAACTGTTTCTCTGTATCTTTCATAGCATCTTTAGTTATCTGTCCAAACTTATTTATATCTTTGTTAAGAACTTCAAACTGATACTCGTCATGTATACTAGCTACAAGTTTAGCATCAACACCTGTTCTGTTAATACGTTTAATCATATTGATAAGCCATAGCTTACATACGATTGCTCCTGCTCCTTGTATTAGAGTATTCAATGCACTATGTGGACTACGTATATGTAGTAGTCTACCATCAATACCTCTAATTAATTTTTTAGATGCAGCTTTTGTTACAGAGTCACGTACTCTTTTCAAAGCTGGCATACTATTTAAAAACTTATTAATTAATATCTGTCCTTCTTTAGCACCTGCACCTACGATCTGTCCTATCTTAGATGCACCTGCACCATACATAAATGCATATATAAATGTCTTTGCCTGGTCTCTGTTAGTTAATCCTGCCATTTGCATATTGTGTGTATGTATATCTCCAGTCAATAGTATATCTGTAAATGTAGTATCATTCATTAGATGTGCTAAACATCTTAACTCTAATCCACTTGCATCAGTTCCTACTATGGAATGAGTATAAGGATTATCAACTGTCCAACAATCCCTACACTCTTTTCCATATGGAGAACGAACTGCAGGTATCTGTGCCATGTTAGGAGAATGGTGAGACATACGACCTGTAATAGTTTTAAGAGTCATAACTCTACCATGTACTCTACCATCTCTGTCATCACATGCTTCTATCCATGACTTGATCTGTGCTATACGTTTCTGTAATAAAAAGAAACGAGAAAACTTTTTTGCTTCAGGCATATCTATCTTATCTAAGACAGCTTCATTAATAATAATGTTACCTTTATCTGTATGTTGTTTTGGTTTCCAACCTAACTCTATTAGTCTACTTGCAATCTGTTGTCTTGATCCTATATTAAATGGTATGTATTTTGTTTTTGTTTTCAACTCAACAACTGTAGGATCAAAGGTAGTTACTGCCCACTTTTCTAAACCATTAGCTTCATCTTTTAATTTATTATATAATCCCATAGCTTTTCTCATGTCCATAGCAAAGCCATTCTTTTCTTGTTGATCTATAATAACTCTTACATTATGTTCTAATCTAATTGAACTACGAGAGAAACCTTTGCCTTCACTCTGTAATATCTGGAATAACTTATGTGTTATATTAACATCTTGTTTACAATACTCCAACATGTCTGGTGTATATACTTCAAATGTTTCTACATCTCCTTTAGGAAATCCTAATCTATCTCCCCATGCTTTTAAACTATGACCTTCACGTATAGGATTAAACAACTGTGATAAGACAAGTGTATCTACAATCTGACTAGGTTTTATATTAGTACCTAGCAATCTATTACACACAGGTGCATCAAATGATAAACCATTATGCATAATAAATTGCTTGACACCTCGTGACCAATCTCTAAACCCATGTATCATATCAGGAGGGAAAGGATAAACCCTCCCTGAGTCTACATCTTTAGCCACTATACAATGAACCTTTGTTGCATCCAAGCTATCTGTTTCTATATCAACTATCGCTCTCATCTGTTTTCCAATCATACCAATACTCATTATATAATATCATGGGAGTTCCCTCACCTACCCATACATTTAAGATATTAAACTGAGCAAAATCATCTGCTTCTTCCCATGTCATACCATCTCGTTCTCTTAGTATTTTACATATTACACTATATGAATAAACATGTAAAGTTTTTTTTCCATATTGTTCTCCTATACCTATAATAGCATCATCAAAACCATCTATAGTCATAGCTTCAGCATCTAGTCCACACCAGTTACACTCTTCACCATCACCTACTTCCATTTCAGTTTTCTCTTCTTTACAATAATGTTTCCACATTAGAATGGTATCTCCTCTTCGTTATTATTATCATCTACTTCATAAGGATTGTCAATCTCTTTCATACGACCACTCTCTTTATCATAGAAGAGATGCGTAGCTATACCTGTATCACCTGTATATCTATTCTTTAGAATACGTATGGTTGTAGTGTTAGATGCTACATCATCTTCTGCTTGTTGATTTCTTTCTAAAGCAATCACACTATCAGATAGATGTGCAATAGATGCAGAGCCACGTAGATGTGAGAGAGTAACTTCTCTACCATTCTCATGTCCTGCATCACCTGCAGGTCTACGTAAGTGTGATACTAATAGTAAGCCAACACCTGTCTGCTCTACTAATGAACGTAACTTAGTCATCAATACATCAATAGACTTTCTCTCATCTCCATCTTCCTGACCTGATACAAGTATAGATAAGTGATCAAGGAATATCCATTTACAATCCAATGCTTGTGCCATGAATCTAACTCTTGAAAGTATCTCGTCATTAGATATAGAACCAAAGTGATCAAAGGCAAAGAACCTACCTGTACCCATAGTGTTATCAAACCATGTATCTAATTCTTCTTGGCTATACTTCTTACGTATCTCATTAATATATAGTCTAGCATTAGCTTCAACAGACATGATATTAAATGCTGTGTTCTTTGTACTCTCTTCCAATGCAAGTATACCTACATTATCATTTGTATTCTTTAACATATGGTGCATCAACTCACGCATGATAGAACTCTTACCCATACCTGCACCTGATGTGAATGTAATCAACTCACCTGTACGCATACCATATGTCTTATCATTTAGTTTTTGCCAAGGATATAGACATGTCTCACAATACTCCTCTTCAAATAAAGAAGTCTTTAAATCTTTTAGATTGACTATACCTGCAGGAGTATATGGTTGTGCATTCCACCATGCTCTTGAGAACTCCTCACGTTTATTCATCTTGAGATATTCATTCGCATCTTTATGTTCCATGTGCATGACCTTGCATTTGTTAGGAGCAAAGAGTTGTGCTACTTTTTCAGCAGCTTCTCTGCCTTGCTTGTCCATATCAAATGATATAACTATCTGATCATAGCTATCAAGATATTCAAATGCTTTCTTACAATCACGTAATGCAGAACCTGCACCAGTTTTAATAGATACACATGCCCACTTACTACCAAGTAATTCATAAGCAGACATGGCATCTACCTCACCTTCAGTAATAGTAATATACTTTCCCTTTGGTGCAAAGATATTCTGACCAAACAATCCTGCATCAGTCATGCTACCTTCAGTCCACATGTTCTTTGTTTGTACATCTCGTACTTTGTTTGCAATATTATTTCCACCTTCATCAAAGTATTTATAGATGTGGTGTGTATTCATATTGCCATTTACTTTTACATATGTGTTATACTTCTGTGCTGTATCTTTAGATATACTACGTTCACTCAACGCACCTAGTGTACCCACAGTTTTCATAACACTTTCTGTTCGCATTGGTATTACTTTTTCTACTTCCATCTTATCTCCAAACCTAGTGTTGCAAGAAAAACAAAAGCTATAGCCTTCAGAATGATTTACATTCCCATCACTAGAGCCACACTTAGGACATGCTCCTCTATCTAACCATTGTTTATCCATATTATTAATCCAAACTATTTAAAGTATTATCATACAATTCTTCAACAAAGTCAAGTTGATCTTTCATTATTTCTTTAGCATCTGTTCTAGCTAAAGTTCTAGCTTCAACTTTATCATATCCTTCGTCAAGATAAGCACAATAGATTTCTTCAAGAACTCTTTCGTACTCTTTATCCCATAAGTTCTTAGGCATATTAGTCCTCTCTCTTCCATGCTCTTGAATCATCAGACCATACATGGTCAGCCCAATGACAAGGGTAATAGTTTCCTTCGTTGTCTGGTTCAGGAGATCTTTTAACTGCGATACCATACATATCTTTCATATCGTCTAGTAAGTCTATAACTTTTTCTATTTCCCATGCAGTTACATACTTTATACCTGACTCTCTATAACTTTGAGTAAAGTCATTACCTGCATTAAATAAATCTAGTAAGTGTTTCTTTTGTGCTTCATCTAAAATCATAGCACCATCTTTCTTTATTGCTTTAGCCATTATAGTTTCCTTTTCTTTTTGTTGTTGTTTTAATTCTTTATGTAACCAATTAGTAAACTTATTATCAGTCATATTGTTCTCCCTCACTATAGGATTGATTGTCTAAATCATCTACGACTTCTTTCTGTTGTCGTTTAATGTAGCTTTCATATTCTTTTTTAGCTACATCACCTGCATCATCTACTGATACAAGTGTATCTCTATCTTTTATTTTGTCAGGCATGTCATGTTTCCTTTCACTAATTTCCATTTAGTATTATCTATCAATACAGTTTCTTTGTCAAGCTTTTTATATTTAGCATCTAACATATGCCATAGTCCTTCATGTGCCTGAATAAATTCAGGTATGCTAGTGTATGTTTTTAGTTCGCTATACATAATAATGATGCCACCTTTCTTCCCATAGTTCTGATAGATGTTCTTCTATCTCTTCGTCTGGAACATTAGGATTAGGATATGCTAGAGTATTCATGGCAACTGCGATTGCATCATATGGTTCTTTTATTCCTTGCGACTCCCATAAATCTACTACAGATACTTCATACTCATACTCTTCATCTAGTATTATACTATTTTGTAATGCTGTCATGTTATTTCCTTTCTTTTATATGTGTTGCATCTGGGTTTTCTACAGGCATAGCCCACCCATCTGATGTTGTAAACTCTTTCTCCAAACCTAATCTTTTACTTAACTCATCACACTTCTCATTCAATTCTTTTATTCTTATGTGTGCATCACGTAATTGTAGTTGTAATTCTCTTACATTCTTACGTAGTAATTCTTTCTCTGTCATTCCCATGTGCCTACTCCATGTGCTATCACTCTATACTTAGTTAAGTTCTTCATGTCTTTACCATAGAATAAACTAATCCAATCTCCATAACGTAGGTAATGACGCATGTCTTTTATATATCCATCACGCATAGACCTCTTAGCTATAGCACCTGATACATTCATACGCACCTCTCTATTCATAGACCTAGATACTTCTTGATTATGTTTAATCCATTCCAATACTTTATCTACTTGGAACGTAGCATTCTTAGGCAAGTCATATAACTCTTTTCTTATCTGTGATTTGTTCATTGTATTTCCTTTCATTGTACTGTTATTATTTCAAGACCATCATCATCTGACATAGGTTCTATTTCTACACCACTATTAACATATAGTCTTTCTATATATGCTCTCGCATCTCCTTTAGATTTAAAGTACATTACATCACCATTGAACTTTGCTAATGGTTCTAATATAATATCTTCATCTTGAGATACAAAGGCAACTATATAATTTTTATTCATGTTCCTACCAATCCAAACGTACCTAAAAACATCATTACTATTACATACATAAGCCATAGTATCACAATGTATTTAACTATGTCAAACAATATATTAATTATTTTACCCATCATACGCATCTAAATCTACCTTCTCATCTTCCATCTTTTTATTCTGTATTGTCATCCATTCAGCATACCAATCAGGCATAGGTCTACTCTTCTCCCACTTGGCTATATCTTTCTTATCATTTACATAATACTTTCTGTATGCTCTAACAGAAGCAACTTCTGGAGAGAAGAAACCATCTTGTTCTTTGTATTCTTCTGGCATACATTGTGGGTGTGGTGTAATATGTCTACTCATATTATCAAAACCTAACACACAATCACTTAATGATAAGTCCATGATAACTTGCTGACATTTATGTATCTTGTTATACCTTCTGGTATATTCAAAGCATAACTCCATACCATGTTGCCATAGCCAATCATAGTTTGCTCCATCATTCCCTGCCCATAGTGTGCATGGGTGGTTTCTATGTGCTTCTTTGTATGGTACATTCATACCTTGTCCATACCTATGCCATACAGAACATAACATCTGTGCTGTTTCTAATGGCATCTTTACTATGTGCTTATCACATTGCATCTGTGCAGATATGATAGGTGATTCGTCTAATATAAATATGTTCATTTATATAACACTCCCATTTTAACTAACACATTTAATTCTTTTTGTGTCATCTCTTGTACTTTATATACTGATATAACATCATCATTATAATCT